CGGTCTTCGTCTTAGAGAGGGCATAGGAGCCTGTAGCACCACCACCAAGCATCATGAACTCAGCCATCACTGAACGAGCAATGTCGTGCTGATAACGCTGAATTACGGGGTCTGTGTCGATTGCACGAGTGCCGTTAGCAGTGATGAGTTCAATGTCCATCAAACGCATATTTGTGGGCTTGCCATCATTGTCTGTATAGGGGTCAGACGGAAGCAAAGCATAGCCCTGTTCGTTGTTCTTCAGGTCACGAAGAATACGCTCGAACTGACCTTTGAGTGCAGCTTGGTCTGCTGTGGCATCACCGCTTAAATATTCAGCGGGCATACGACCGATTGGAACACCATGAAGTTCACGCTCAATGGCGATAGCTTCATAACCCTGAATGCGGTTCAGGTAGCTGTATGCCACATAAGCATTACGCAAGACAGAACGCCCAGAGGGGTCGTTGTTCAAGGTCGTAGTGCGATAGTAGACACTCTTTTCAATGGGGATATAGATAGCAGGACGGCCCCACGACACCATTTGGTGTAGGCCAAGGATGTCACTGGTTTCTTTATCTACCTCAAAACGGTAGACAGTCCAAGGTGCGCGAACAGCCAGCTTCTTAATGCCAATCTTGCCATCAGTGTATTTGCTGTTTTTCTTAGGTGAACGAGTGTCACCACCACGGACCTTGTAGACAACTTCAAACCACGAAAACCCATAGGTCAGGAAGGAAAGGGCTTCAGAGATGTGGTCATCTATACTGTGGTCCATATCATCCAAGACAGATTGCATAAACTCAGCAGCAGCCAAGGCTTCGGGGGTATCAGATGCAGGGACAACTTTGATGTCAACATCACGAAGGGTCTGTTCGACAGCATACATAACAGCACCAATGGTGGCATTGTTATCACGCATCTCACGATATTTCTGGATGGCCTTGTTACCACGAAGATCAACAAGAAATTCATCAGCAAAAGGCAAACCTGAATAAGTATTGACGCCTGAAACGCCTAATTCAATTTTGCTGGCAGTTTCGGACAACTTATTCATCAGATTTCCTTAATCTCTTTTACTGTAAGGCCCATAAGAGCAAGGGCAGCTAGACCATCTGGACCAATAACAATATTTACACAGTCAGTTTGAGCCAAAACTGATTCTGTGGCAACGTAGCCTTCCAGTGGGCCGGATGCGACCTTGTATTCAACACCGCTGGCATCGACCTAGATCGGCACGTTGTCAGCTACATTGGGATCGGTGAAGTTAGGTGGGCAAGCGATTGTCACGATGTCCATCAGGGGGCAACAGGTGGAAGGCTGGCGTTGAACGCAGCGCGGGCAGCAGAGATACCCTCGTCAGGCGTGGAGACGCCGTATTGAGCCATGTACGACAGCGCGGCCATGTTCATAACCATGTTCACATAGCCATCGTCAGTGGCAATCTCAGTGCTGGGCTGCACATAGTCAGGTACGGTGGTGACGGTATACTCAGTCATTTGGCGGCTCCTTGGGTTGAGTAGCTTCTTCCAGCTTGGCTAGAAGCGTTGCGGCATCTTTCACAGCGCGAAGACCTAGTGCCTTTACGCCAGCGTCCAGTAACCCAGCGATGGCTTGGATTTCATGTTCGGTGAGTTCAAGTTTAATCATGTTAGGTTCCTACTACAACAGCACCAAGGTTATTCCATAGGATGCCTGGACCAGGGTTTGATGTGGGAAGTCCAGAAATGTACAGCACGTTACCAGATGCTCCAGTACCTGCCCCTTCAGGCTTAATCTCAGCAACACCGCCAACGCTCATAGTCTTAGTCAGACGGCGATAGTTTGAGGCATCAGTATATGTGCCATACAAGCGGCTGGTCTGAGCGGCTGTGCTGTTGCGTTGGGCGAGGGTGTTGGCGGCATCGCGGGTTAACAAAATATCAGCCGTTCCACCTACCGATGATGCCCATGTGAGGGTGCCAGAGCCAAGGCAAATTCTGCTGAAACCGAAATACGCCATAGGCGACCCCGCGCGGGTGTAGGTCCATTCATAACCATTGCTCGACCCAAAGCCAGAGTTTCCGCCGCCGCCCGTCACTTGCAAAGATGCCGTAACGCCTGAGGTCTGTGGCAAAGTGACGATTCCGCCCTTCGCCACGCTAAACTTACTCGCCCCTCCCACCTGCAAGTCCATGAGCAGGGAGCCAGCAGCAGAGGCGGTGTCGGTGACGTTCATCTTGATGGCGGCAAAGGTAGTGCCAGCGGCATTCCATGTGTCAGTTAAGTTGTAGATATAAGCCATTATGCAGCCCTTTGTTCAATGATTGAGTCAGCACGGTCTAGTATTACCGAATTAGTTCGGTCAAACACAGCTGCGGCAGGAAAGCTGCTCCTAGAAACAGAATTGTTAAGTTGCCCTCTAAGGGAAAGACCAATAGAAACTGAGGGCATAACAAATTTCCTTTAGATAACGAGAGAGAAAATACCAGTTGCAGTAGTACCCGTTGCTTTAATACGAGTTACATTGCTACAAGGGATCATATAGTTTGCAGGGAAAGTAACTGTGCGGTCTGTACCATCAACAGTGAATACCACAGCACCAGCACCAGTTACATAAAAACCAACAACTTGATTCTCAGCAGAGATGCTCATATTGTCAGTAGAATCACTGGTTGTTACAGGAACCCAATCACGAACAAGGCCAGACGAAAGGTCAACAGCATTAGCTACCATTATCAAAATCCATTAAGTAGGCCCTTCGCATCCGAATAGGCTAAGGTTAAAGAAGGTCTTGCAACCCCATTTAGGGCCAAGTCAGTCAAGGCCCAAACTAAAGCATCTAAACGGTCAGGTGAACCGATAGAACCCATAGGTTCCCACTGGACCATCTGGTTCTCTAGTTCGTCAAGACCCCTACGGTGCTTAACTTTACCACGCTCATAGAGGGCTGATATAGGTTCTGCACGAGCATACTTGCCACGAGAAGCATGAACTAGCCGAATGGGAATAACTTCATTGACAGTCTGAAGGGTATGACGAACCATATCACCACCTTGGTTGCGTTCTGCCACAACACGATCAGCGGAATACTTGTGATAGAGTTCATTGGCCTTAGAGGCCCACTGTTCAGGGGAATAGCGTTCTGTGGCATCCTCAAGGACATAGCACATCCCATTGATGTCGATACCAGCCACAACAATACCTGTCATGTCGCTTTCTGCGTTAGCAGTGACCGCAGGGTCAATAGCCACAACAACCCTTGCTAGGGTGTTAGCGAAGTCTACAGGATCAGGGATGTCTACTTCACAGGCTTGCAGGACATCTCTGTTCCACAAAGCGCCAGATGCTTCGTCAAGGATTTCTGCATAGAGTTCCTGCCGACCTAGACGGGTTCCTTCATACTGACTTTTAACTGTAGCCAGATAAGGAGCAGCGAGGTTAGCTGAGTTATCGAAAGTAGAACCACTCGTTACAACAGTGGTGTCTTTCTTCAGGATTTCCCTGACCAACTTAGTTGGCTTTGGTGTTGTGGTAATACAGACTTGGGGGTGTTTGCCTAGACGCAGACAGAATTGAAGCATATCCCAAGTGTCACGGTCTTTATTCCAAGCAGCAAGTTCGTCGCCCCATGCACACTCGAACTGAGGGCCACGAAGACGCTCTGGTTCCTCTGCTGAGAAGAACTGAACCTGTGCGCCATTCTCCCAAGTCAACGTGCGCTTGGTAGGGGACCACACAGGTAATCCCATCTTAACACCACGATTAGTCTTATCGCCTTCCCAACAACGGGCAAGGAAACCAGACTCACCATTTATCATAACACGTTCAATGTCGGAGTTAGTAGCAGCGATGGCAGCAATACGCTTTGCACCAGCCTTAACCTTCTCCCTGACCCACTCAACGCCAGCCCTCGTCTTACCAAAGCCCCTGCCAGCGTTTATGAACCATGTGTTCCAGTTACCAGCAGGAGCAATCTGATTGGGTCTAGCCCAGAAGTGCCAGTTGTAGATAAGAGATTTAGCTTTAGTGGGATCAAGTTGAGCCAGAAGTTCGCCTACGTCTTCACCCATGCCACGAAGATCATCAGCATGAAGTGCGAGACCATTCTTACCAGTGGGTTCAGGTTTAGGTGTTGGCTTCTTTGTGGCTCTCTTTACCATTACTCTTCTTTTTCTTTTTTCTTCTTACCCAGCAAGGCCAGAAGGTCATCAATAGCCCCAGTGTCTGAGGTCTCATCTTCAGGTTCACCCTCAACGACAGTCTGAGTAGGCGACCAACCAGCCTTAGAACGCAACACAAGTTCAGCAGCTTTCCAATCACCACCCTTGGCAGCATTGATAACCACAGAACCCATTTCTTCTTGGAGGTTAGCACGAGCATCTGCAATGTCAGCACGATATGTTTTATACATACCATTCATTGAAGAGGGTGCATCTTTGAACTGTTGGATGAAATCCAGAATGACTTTCATAGCCACACCAGCACCGATTTGACGGCGAATGGCAGTAGCAATCTCCATCTTGTGCTTTAGTAATTCAGCCATGATAATCTCAATCTATAAGGAATTAGATAACCGTTAGCCTAGGTTTTAACAAGCCCTATGACCCAGCGCCCGCTACGCAGACTGTGTTTTGTATCCCGCCACGGAAGAACAGCGGTTTTGACCACATAAACGCTTTACAACGGCGTTAGTGGAATAAATTACCCTAACCTTTTTAGTGGCTAGGGCTGTTACACTGAGAACAGCATAACGAGGTGTATAATTTCAGAACCACCCGATTGGCGTATAGCCTAACCCCGTGTCATAGACAGATAATGGTTCTGGTTTGAGAGTATTACAAAGGCTCAATCTAATGCACTTCCATGATCGCATGAATATGTGGGGAAGCATGATCTTTTGCCTTTGTTTATTAGATATAGTGTTGGTCAAGAGAAACGTCAAGGGGTAGTGTGGCAAAAATACCACAAAACCACAAAATAAATTTCAAATGACCATATTTATTGCCTAAATTACCTAAAATCCATTGGCATTGTGGTATCCCAACGATGGATAGTGTTATCAATCTCCCACTCTTTACGGATATTTACCACTTCTCCGAAGTCATAACTACGATAGACAGCCTGTTCTGGTCCTCGTCTAGCCACAAAATAACCCATAGGCATGATCTTAAAGACACCCTCTACTGGAGTAGGATGGGCTTTAGGATGATCAAAAACCTTAGCATCAAGAGCCTTTTGCTTTTTCTTAACCACAAGAATGTTAGCAATGGTCAAGTTGAGATGGTCTTTATCTGCAAACCTGACTACCTCATCATCCTTAACGAAGTAGTTCTTAGCTAAGATCAAAGCTACTCTAGATGGCTGTAGAGCAATAATCTCATCAGCTATACGAACACCCAGATACATCCTTCCACCCTTAGTGGAGTCTAACAGCTTACCTGTTTTCTTACTCCAGAACCTACCATTGATAGGATCATAGGTAAACTTGTCATCTAGTTCCTTACGGGTAAATCCTAGATACTTACTTACAGTCATAGTCTATCCCTTCTCTACAGTTACTATAGGGATATAGATACTCTATGACTAATGATCAAGTCCTTGTAGTACAGATATACCTATACATCTACACTTTAGACTCTATACTTCTACAGTATCCTTAGTAGTCTATAGTTATCTTCTATCTTTGATGGGGATATACTCAGGGGGGCAAACCTTATAAGTATATAATGTTGGTCAAGAGAACTGTCAAGGGGTAGATGAAAATAAATATTCAATAATCTTTGTTTTTTTGTGGTACTCCCAAAGGGAGCAATTCGTCACAGAGTGATTCTAATAGGTAGGGGGAGAAATAGCCGTTTTATTTCAATGGGTTATCCTCTCCCTGATTATTTTTTTTTCAAAATTTTGGTCTTGGATTGTAATCCGACTACCCCCCACCAAAGTTTACCCCTCCTATATTTCTGGGGGACCCTAAAGATAACTTGACAAGGAGTCCAGGCGTTTGGTGTACACCAAAGGAATTGATTCGTCACAAATTAATCCTTGACAAAGCAATTTTGTATAAATGTTTCAAGAGGATAAGCGAATCGCTATCTGTTACGTTATAACATCACACTAGCACTAGAATATATACTAGCACAAAAACATGTGTTAGTTTATATATCAACCTATTCAAATAATTGAATATATACCACAACAAAAAAGCCCCAAGCCAGTTAAGGCAAGGGGCAGGGAATACCTTAGCTTATTGCATCTTATTGAAAGCCGTTAAGGCCCCATATCAAGACAGATAGCCCCACGAAAGCCCCAAGGAATAGGGCTGTTGCAATGCCTTCATATAACCAAGCGCGGATTGTACCTTTCATATCAAAGCGCCTTGCTATTGATCACAAGAACATCAAAGCCGCCTAGTGCCATATCCGCTTGGTAGGCTTGCGCTTGTGCTAGGGTTAGCAAGGGGCCAAAAGGCTGTAATTGATAGGCTCCATCTTTTGCCAAGCGATAGATTGCAGCGCCATTGTTAGCTTGAGTCATGTTAGCTTGAGTCATAGTATATTCCCCTTCAAGGATATTAGGCTACTAGGTCTAGTGCAATCTGGCGATTCATTACATCGCTATTTTCGTCTAATTCATAAGGATGATTTAGCGTTAGCGTTTTAGTGTCTGCATCATATGTCCATATATCGGAATCCAATTCCGACTCGATATGTTGCCAATCCTTATTAGGCAATTGGACGCATTCAGCACGCAAGAATACATTTTCCCCTGTTTGGACATATTCGCAAGAGTCGCCAATTTCATCTATCGGAATAGCGCCAAGAGATTCCGAATAGATGATAGAGTCGCTAGTAAACCACTCGCCATTTTCCGTCATTGTGCAATTGTCCATCGCATAGGATTCGGAATAAGCCAATTCTACGCGATATGTCCCAACCCGATTCCAATTCTTGCGAATATCATAGATAGTTGTCAATTCGGAATTAGGAGTTAAATCGCCTGTTCCCTCGCAACGGAAATAATTGCTATCGGTACAAGATTCACAATAGGACTCGCATGAGGAGTCGTCATAATGCCAAGTATCATCCTCATGAATCTGATCCCCGCAGCAATCGCATATTGCCACGCATTCTTTGACTCGAATATATCCTTGAGTCTCATTGGCGCGGGAATCCCCTTGGCCTATCACAAACCTATCGCAATCTAATTCCAATTGCTGATCCATATCAATATATGGCATTAGATAGCATTCTTCTTTATGCGGAATAGCTAACAATTCAGCACCATGCCAAGAGTCCATAGCACTAGAATTATATCCGCGAGTCTTAAGATATTCTAAGACGAAAATAGCGGCACAATCCGAATTGGCATAGATAGGCGCGGGAATAAAACAAGACTCGCCTTGCCTTCTGATATTAACAACGACTCGCGCTGCTATCCTCCCCTTTTCATCCTCAGCCCAAATCGACTCAAAATCGCCGCTTGCATATGCTTCGCTAGGATGACCTGCACTAAAGCCAAAATTGTGGCGCATACAAGAGCCGCTCAGGCTTTTAACATAGAGTCCATCGCGCTTAATATAGGCTGGATTCTTGCATGGCATTTGATCATGCGAATATGCGCGTTTAAAATCCGCTTTATCCTTGCCTTGCTTAATGACAAGAGACTCTGGCATGAAAGACTCTTTCCATTGTTCTGCAAAACAATTGGCGCTTGCCTCATCTAGCCAAGGGAATATCTTTCGCAACATTTTAGCGGGTTTGCCAATTGTGCGCTTTCCCATTGAGTCGCTGGACTCTCTATCATAATCCGCTTTTGTGGCATAAATTGCCATAAGCGCGGAATCCTTTTCCGCTGGTGCGGGTTGGTATAAGCCTAAATAAGAGCCTAATTCGCCAACAGCGAGTCTTGCCTTAGCACTTGTGAGGGAGTCGCCATTGTAACGCATTTTATACAATGACTCGCGGATTAACTCCCTAACGGAGTCTGGAGTCGCATAGCGGCGCGGAATCTCTCGCGTAAAGCAAATAACGGAAAATGAATACCGATAGGCGGAGTCATATTCCACAAATTCGAATCCGTGATCTAGGACAGTTTGTACAAGGCACGAGTCTGCTAATTGCTCAAGAGTCGGCACAGTTTGATAGACAAGAGTCGAGTCGGCCATAGCGTGATTCCCTATAGGGTTAGGCGGCCATATGCCGCAAGAATCCTTATAAAGAGTCTAGTGATAGGCGCAAGCCTTTTATTTGGGGCAGGTTAAGCCTAAATCATAAGAGAATAGAATCAGGCGCAGGCGCGCGTTATGCAAAAGACGGGTTTTGTCAATAGGTAAAGAACAAAATTCTGAATACATCTCAAAACTAGGAAAATTATTCTGGAATCTTGTTTCCTATCAGTGAATATCGCCGCTAGATGGGCGAGTCTTGTTTTTATGATATATGGCCTAGCTAGTGCAACATCGCGCTGTGCGGCGTTCCTGTGGGCTGTGCTGGCCTATCGGCTTTTCTGGCAAGAATCTTGGGCATTTGTGGCGATTCCGCTTGCAAGCTAGACGATTCGGCTTATATTCAATTTTAGAACTCGATTCGGTCGGGCTGGGGCGCACGCTTCGCTCGCAAAAGACGGGAAGGTATGAGCAAACGCCATGTTACCGCTAACATTCACAGATTCAAATATCTGAACATTTGAATATCAAACAGTCACGACTCAATCTATCGGGATTAGGCTGATAGCGCTAACACGACTCAATCTATCGGGATTAGGCTGATACCGCTAACATATACTTATCGGAATGTTTGAATGTTTGCGCTAACTGATTCTCCAGTTCAAAAGTGCAACTTTCGTGAGTCAAGAGCAACTTTCGATAATTAACTAAAGAAAAACTAAAGAGAGTCTTGCTATCCCAAAGTGCAACTTTCGATACCGAATCACCAACTTCGGTGCAACTTTCGATTTTTGCCGAAATTAGGTCAGTAAAGCTGCCATACCCCACCGAGGGAAATGCTCACCCCTCCGAGGGAATTGTTCAGGGTTACAGCTAAAGCTGCCTGATACCCCCGCGAGGGAATTGTTCAGGGATACCCCCGCAAGGGAAATTGGCGTAGAATTTGGTTGACTTTTCTGGTGGCTGCGACTATATACAA